TATCAAAAGTCTCAACTAGTTTTAACTTTCTAGGTCTTTTAACTTGATCTTTAACATCTTCTTTTTCTTCTTCAGTAAGTAATACTTTATTATCTTCTAAAATTTTGTTTAGTCTTTGTTCTAATTCTTGCTCCGTAAGATCTTCTAGCTTACCATGTTTGATTATTTTTTGTTCTATATATAATCCGGCAGCTTTACCTCTTGCAACTTCTGCATTCACAGCAGCAGACCAGGACTTAGCCTCGATTGCTTCTTGCCTAATCCTTGCTAATTCTGTAATATGTCTTTCATAAGTAATTTCATATTTTTTTTGCATTTCTGCTCTAAGAGCATCCATATGCTTGACGACTAAAGGAAATTTATTTGGGTTTTTAAGTTCTGAAGCTCTTACATGACATGAGCCTTCTGCATAACCTGCTTCTAGAGCACATTCGGTTGGTGACTTGCGACCTTCATTGAAGACCAACAACTCAGCAAACTTTTTTTGTTGTTCAGTTAATAATTTTGGTAATCCCATAAGAAAAGTAATATCAAGTAAAAGTTATTTTTGCAATACTCTATTTTAGCTTGCGGCCTGTTGCTTGAGGCTTGTTGCTTGAGGCTTGTGCCTTATAAGTGATAGATACTATACTTTCATCATTTCCAGATATTTCTATAGTACACCGGGCCACATTAGCAGCCCGAAGCTTTTCTATTATTTTTTTATCAATCATTCTTTTTAATTAATCCTCTCTCTGAATTTTTTCCATGTACTCTAGTTGTTCGTATGAGTACATAATATCTGTTTGACGAACTATGCTTTCTTGAAGTTCAGCTACAAAATCAGTATCTACTAAATAACTTCTATTTACTCTTTTTCTTTTTGCTTGGTCTTCTTTCCACAATAATGCATCAAGATATTCTGCTTGTTGAATAGTAAGACTAATAGTTACTTTTTCTTGTTTGTTATTCATTTTAATTATCCTTCTTTCTATTTCTTTTATAACATATTATCCCACATTTGACAAACTATTAATAATATATTAATTATAATAATTGAATGATAATTTTACTTTGAAACCTGAATCAAAATTATGGCAAGAAGTTAAAAAGAATTTGCCAGAAATTACCTGGACAAGACTAGAATCATGGGCATCTTTGGGAGTTCCTGACCTACTTGGTTATACTGATTCTCATGGTTTTTTTACTGTTGAATTAAAAGTAAAATCTAGTAACAAAATTAGGCTTTCACCCCATCAAATATCGTTTCATGTCACTCACCCACACCGAAGTTTCATCTTAGCCAAGACCCTCGATCCAAGGTCCATAAAACTTTATTCAGGCTCCTCGGTCCAGGAGCTTGCGGCCTGCGGGCCCACCCTCCCGCTTGCTGCCTCCTGGTCAGAGATTCGTGACTGCTTGCTGCCTGCTGCCTGCCGCCTGTAGCCTGCCGCCTGTTGCCTGTTGCCTGTTGCCTGTTGCCCTGCCTGCCGCCTGCTGCCTAATTTTTCAGGCTTATTTTTTAATTTTGTTATTGACACGTAGTTCTTTCTATTCTTTAGAATAGAAAGAACTGGCCCCGTTTTTTTAATGTTTGCCATAAGCTACATTCTTAATTTTTGGATCCCAGCAAGCCCGGCAATCTTTGCATTTGTTGCCCTGCTTTGGTGATGGGCATGTGCTGCCGCTTGTGACTACTGTTGACGTTGTGGACCATGCCTTCATTGGTGGAAAATCTATCATATGAGAAGAAAAACGGATTACTAAATTTTTAGGTTTTTTATGTAAATATTTATGGATCCACGCTTCCCGGGTGGGCATCCAATGCTTAATATTCGGTGTTAGTTCGCATACTTTAAAAATTTTTAATAAGTGTCTTAAGTCTTGAACGTCCCCGGCATCGTGCCATCTAAAATATTTTGAAGTTTGCATTTGTGCAACCATTGCAGCAACCCAAGCTGGTTTTTTAATTGCTTTTAATCTCACATACTGGGCTTCTTTAATATTTTTGTATCTGGTATAATTACCTTTAAGAGCGTAGCAGGAACCGCAAACGCTACCCTTAATTAATCTTAACTTTGATCCTGTCTTACATTCCCACGCAGGCAAGCTGTAAGACTTGCCTGGCATTTTAGAAGTTTGAGTTAATGACCCCGTGATTTGTTTAGCGTCTTTAACTAACATTATCTTTAACAACTTGCTGAATGTCTTCAACGTAAACAGATCCCATTTCATCAAAAAATCCTGCGTCAGATCCTTTAACGTCCATTAGAACTGCGTGCTTCCATCCTTTGCCCTGCTTTGGTGATTCCATGAGCTTAGCCCTAATTGGTCCTAATCCATTATCTATTAGATACCATTCGTTTTTTTTTAATTCTTCTCTATCAATCATTTTTATATCCTTTCTTATTTCTTATCTATTTATAAAGTATTTTATGGGATATGTCAAATTAATAATTTAGTACAGATTTCCCCCCGCCCGTGGGTGGGGGGTGGGCTTGTAGCTTGTAGCTTGTAGCTTTTTAAAAAAAAAGAAAAAAGAAAATTTTTTAATTGACTCGCAGTTCCTTCTATTCTTAAGAATAGAAGGAACTAGCCCTGTTTTTGTTAATCTCAATTAACTAGCTAGTTAATTGAGATTTATTTACTACTACTATGTGGTCTTTGTCGGCTTTGTTGCGATTAAGTAATTGCTCAATCTTTTGTTTTGCGTCATCTGATACCAAACTTAAAGCATTACCAGTATTGGAATTAATATCATTAAGAGAAATGTAATCGTCTACATCTTTCCAAACTTCCTTAATATCATCAACAACTCTAGCATTATCAATAACTGCATTCATAATAGTTAGCATTTCTTTTTCAAACTTATATAAGTTTTCATGTGACATAATTAAATCATCAGTACATTTTTTGTAATTAACCACATAAGCCCATTTATAATCTTGCTCTAATGCATAAGCTCTAGTATGACAACCCCCTGTATTAACAATTTCAATACCCCAAGTATTCATATTCAAACTTTCTCTATCAGCATAACCTGATCCTAAGTCTGAAGTATTCTCTCTTAACCAATTACTATTTTTACCCTCTTGATTGTGATAGTGTGGATTTGATTTTACCTCATTACCCCAAATAGAATTAAACGGATTTAATCCCTGAGCTGATAAACTGTCATGGTTTAAAGCTTCGGCTACTTCTAGTTTTAAATCAAAAGTAGCTCTTACTTCTGGATCATCTGAGTTAGTATTTTTATAAACAAAACAACGATCCATATCAGTAAAATTTCTATGATATCCTGAACTTTGATTGTTATACTTTCTTAATACTTCCAAATCTTCTTTTGGATATCTCTTCTCAACTAAGTTAACTGTAAGATCGTGAAGAGTTGTTCTCGCTTCTCGAAAATATGTTTGACATTTTAACAAATCTTCTTTCTCTTGACTTGGTGTTTGAGTTACAACTTGTTTAAAAGCTTTTTTATAAGCTTCCCTTTTAGTTTTATTTAATTGTTCTTTTTTCATTGTTAGTCCTTTCTTGTGGGATATTATACCACATTTAATAGATTAGGCATAGAGTTAAATTCACGATTGTAATAAGCTATAAAAGTATATAAACAACTTTGTCTACAAAATAAATCCTCCGAAATTGGTGTTCTCAGTATGAAATCTATTTCCTTTTTTTTATCTATTGCATTAGGCTCTAATTCAAAGGGCGACTGTTCTATTGCTTTAATCCATTTTGTTTTGCTTTGAACTCCAACCTTTTGAGAAAAGTAATGAGATACTTCAGTAGCTTCTGAGTGTCCCCATACTGTAGCTCCTCCATATCCATAACTCATTGCTCTACCACATGTTTTACATTTCTTAGTCATTTTTTATCCTTTCTTAATTTATTCTATTCTTATGTTTATATTATTTTATGGGATATGTCAAGCTTGTAGCTTGTAGCCTGTCGCCTGCCGCCTGTGGGCCCACCCACCCAAAAGAAAAAAAAGAAAATTTTTCAATTGACTCGCAGTTCCTTCTGTTCTTAAGAACAGAAGGAACTAGCCCTGTTTTATTCTTTATCGTTTCCAGTTTCACTAATAATTGCAAAAGCAAAACCAAATAAAACCACAACACAAATTGCAAAAGTGATTAACATAAATATTGTCATTGCATAACCTCACTTTTTAATTCATCAGGTAAAAAACC